CCGTAATTTCAGCCGTAAATTCGCTTTCTGCATCCGAAAGAAGAAGCGTTGTGTTAATGGCGTTAATGCGTGTTTGATTTGTTGTCATTGTCGCATTATTGCGCACAATTTCATTATTGATGCCTTGCTTTTCAACAGCAGTCAATGGTCGGGAAAGCGTCAAAGTCGAATTAAGAAGTGCGACTTCGCGAGCCATTGTGTCATTTAATGTTGTTTGCGCTTTATTGCGCTCAACAATTCCAGCCGTTCCCTGCGCATTAAAAATGTTGGTTTGCAGAATAGCATTTCTTTCTTCGACTGAAAGAGCCATGTATTGTCCAATTTTCACATTTATCATTGAGCGTTTTGCATCAACATCAAGAAGTGTTGCTCGGTGTTGTTGATACATATTTTCAAGAGTAAGTAATGCGCCTGATTCAACATTCATCATTCCTGATGCGGCAAGGGAGGTATCAACAAAAATCATTTTGGTTTTGCCCATAGCACCGTGCATAGCAGTGGTTGCGGCGTTCACCATATTTATTTTGAAACTGGTTTCGGTCATTTCATCATTGAGAATGCTTTGAACCATGCGCATTTCAACTACACGGTCGTTGTAATTATTTGCCGATAAAGCCGCCCTATCCATGTTAATAACACTGTTAATGCTAAACTCGTTTGTAGCCGCACTTAAAAATTGCATCTCTTGACGAGTCCTACGGTAGCCTTGAGCCTGCGCAAAAAATTCTGGGTTTGAAGCGGCAATAACTGCTTGAAGTGTTTTGAATGCAATAACCATGTTAAGGGCTTGCATACCCACATTTGTCATTGGTGCAATAATTTGTTGATAGACCGACGACAATTGAATGAAGTTTTTGACAACATCTTCTCCAATTCCAAAATCAGTTATTTTATCCATTCCACGCAAAAACGCCTCTTGAGCAAGCGCACCCGTCATATACGCATCGGCCAATTTATCACCGATTTCAACTTGCAGGTTTTTGACGATGGCTTCTTGTTGTTGTTGTTTGAAAAACAAACTGTCGGCTTTGTTTTCAAACTCTTCAATAGCGCCGAATTGACCCCGATAAGCGGCGGTCTGCAATTCAAGCAACCGTGGCTGGTTTTCCATCAATTTGAGAAACTTGACATAGTGGCGGGAACCGGCGATAGAAACGGCAAGGTTTCGCTTTTGTTCACCTGTCATATTGGCGTAGTCGTCGCCAATTGCGCCGATAATTTCCGAAAGTTTCATCTGCGTGATAACGGAGGAATCAACACCGCCCATCAATTCTTGAAGTGCTTTGACGGCATCACTGTTTTCGTTTCCGATGCGCTGATAAATCATACGCAAACCTGTTCCCGCACGACTTACTTCTTCACCTGTTTCAAGCAACAGTGCCGACATAGCGGCCATATCACCGATGCTTTCACCTGCAATATCTGCTTGGCTGGCGAATTGGTTCAGGACAAAGGTTATGTCCTCCATAATAGCCACCGATGAGTTTTCAACGGTGTTCAATTGGTCGAGAACACGAATGCTATTTCCACGCACAATGTTTGCCTGTTGCTCGGCATCTAATGCGTCGTATTGAGCCTTTGTCAATCCACCATACATAAATTGAGTTTGTTGCGCAAGAGCAATAAAGCGGTTCATACCCATTTCAGTTTCCATTTCACCGACTTGTGCCATTAGCAAACCGCCACGGGTTGCTTCAATAATGGCTTCTTGGGATTCAAGGACACCCTTTAACTGCGCAGTCCGTGCGCTTGCGGCAAGTGCTTGGTCGCCGGAAAATCCAAATGCTTCACCAAGTCCAATTGACGCATTAGCAAATCGCTCGACTTCTTCTGTCGCACCCGAATAAAATTTGCGCACACGAATTAACTGTTCCTCATGCTCAAAAAACGCATCCACGACGACCTGTGTGGACTGCAAAATGAATTGGGACATTTCATCAAAGGCTTCACTAATCCCGCCGATAGCGTCAAGCAAAATAGCCTGTTGAGCCGTTGTAGCAGCCTCGGTATCACCGAGAAGAGACTGTGCTTGAAAAGTCCCTACAATGTCGAAAAAGACTCTTGCCGCACCGACTCTTGCCATTTTTATTCACCGCTCGCCCATTGTTCCATGAAGTTTCCCATGTCCTTTTGTGATATGCGCTCGCTTCTCTTTTGATTTCTTCGTGCGACTGCTCGGTTTGCGTCTATTTTGCTATTTGCTTCGTCGTGTTGTTCTTTGATTCTGTCGGATATTTCAGCCGCAACTATCATGTCAAATTGAAGCATCTCATACCCCATTTCATCATCATATCGTTTAAATAAGTCGCTTGGCAGTGTTCCTTTAAATGCTGAACATAATGTTGGTGCTACACGCCCAACTAACCCAAAGGGACTGCGCCCTCCAAAGTATCGCCACGAACAAAGCGCAGAATATCCATCAATTCAAGGCTTGTTAGGGTGTTGATGTCAAAGTCCTCGGTCAAAATGCAATTGGGAATCCATGCTTGGATTTGTGCCTCAATTCCAGCGCCGGATTCGTCCATAGCCACTGCAAACTCTTCGTGTTGTTCGGGAGTCCATTCGGTCGGGTCAAGACCAAAGTGGCGGAATTGTCGAGCAACCCGTTGTTGAATGTTTTCAATTTTCAATTTGTCAAGACCTGATGCTTGACGAACCCAAATCATGTTTCCGTTGTCTAATTCAATTTCTTTCTTCAATACAGGCATTGTATTCACTTTCCTTTTCTTCTATGCTATCCAATGAGCGACTGCTTTTGCTCATCATGGACTATTCACCTCAAGGTGCGGCTGGTGCTTCTTCATAAGTGATGAAGGCAGTGTAGTTATTTCCGACTGCCCTGCGAACCACTGAAATATCAATAACTTCACTGTTTGCATTAAGACCTTGAATGACTCCTTCAATAAGAGCGCCAATAGCCAAATGCGTTCCATGAACGGTTGTTGTTGCGACTGCGGAAGGGTCTGTGATAGGCACTTAACCCACCTCAAACTGCATCATAATCGTTAATGCCTGTTCCCTTAGCAGTGATTTCAACCATTCCATCACGACCGGCTGAATCATCTTCCCATAGTGCGTGAAAATTAACGGTCATTGTTTGCGAATCACGGCCTGAAACCGAGGTTTCGGGCATTTCATAAATAACTCTTCCAAAGTCAAAGCGAATGTAATTATCTGCATCCACACGGAACAAGGCTGAAAGTGCGGGAACATCAGCACCGCTTGGGTCAAACAAGGCTTCACCGCCCGAAGCGGTTGCGGCTCGCAATTCATCAAAATAAGGCGCACCACTTGCACTGTCGGTTGAGTCCAATGCTTTGTGGAAAGTGATTGAACCGCTTACTTCTCGAAGGGTGATAGGTGGCTTGCGCACACAAGTTTCACTACCGAGACTATATGCGTTATCCATATCACGGTTCGTTTTGATTTCAAAGTCAATACTTTGAACCATGTTTGAAAACACACTGTTGGTCGCAACGGCTTCAAAATTAACAAAAGCGCCAGCAAAGTGTGCGGCATCGCCCGTGTAGTCAGGAACATAAGTTGTTTCAAGCGTTCCTTCTGCATCTTCTTGTTCTGCGCCAACGGTGTTCACAGTAAGCATAGCATATTCACCAATGCTTGCAGAAACGGCGATGCTTTCAACAACTTGGCCGGGGAAAATGTGTTCATAGTCGTCTCGACCAACACGAATTGTATAAGAAGGCAATTCAGTGTTTGCCGTCAATGGGACTTCGGTGAATCGTCGCTCGTCGGTGGCTGGTGTTGAACCACTGTCCGTTGAAGGTGTATCAACGCCCATGATACCGTGTAGTGCGCACAAAACGAAGGAGTCGGGTTGTAGTGCGCAGGTAAAAGAGCCTTCTGCGATTTTTTTGCTCACAATGGCTTTTCGTGCGCCATAATAGTTAATGTCGTTGCGCTTTAGCACATCATAGGATTGCTGATATGATTCGCTTTCCACTTCGCCAACGAATAAATTGACTTCGGTGCTTGAATCGTTGTATGTGGTTTCCTTAGCCATTGTCAAATAACGCAACTGGTGGCTCGTCATACCCTAAAGAGGGTGGGTTTGCTTTATGAAGGTTATGCTTAAAAACATTATATCATGCTTCACGATAGAACATTCGGATTTTCTTCATATATTCAAGGGAAAGCGTGTGGATGCAAACGATTTCATCATCGTCCACTTTTGTATCAAAGGTTGTTGTGTAGCCAAGCAGACTATCCACGCCATCGTCTAATCCTGTATTTACATACAATTCATCAAAGACTTCGCCAAGAATTGAAGCCGCAAGACGATAAGCGTTTTCATAATTGGTTCCTTTTGCAGAAACAAAAATAACAACATCATATCGCTGGTCGGTTCGTGTTCCTGATAGAGTCAAGAACTCCGGGGAGTCTGCTTTTTGAATCATCACATGGACTGATGGTGATTGATAGCGGTTTAACATTGAGTCGCTTGACAAATCATACGCATAGTTAATGCCTGCATTTCCAACATGAGTTTTAAGAAACAAACGATTGCTATTGCGCAAAACATCACGAACCTTCATACCTGTGCGCAAAAGGCTATGTGAAATAAAGTCGGACATATCCATTTCATCGGGGGAATAAGCACCATGAGGAGTAAAATAGACACTGTAAAAGTCCACGGTTCCCGAAGAAGTCCCGAAGAAAGCGCCCTGCGCAGAAGTGCTTTGCGCAGAAACCTCAAGGTAGTGTTGTTGTGCATCATCGTCCTCAATTATTTCAGCCATATACAAACGAGCAGTGCCGTCATTGGCGAGAGTCAAGCGCAAAATAATGGGAACGGCAGTGTCCTCTCCCATTTTAAAATCAAGGTTTGGACTTTCAACGGAAGTGCTTCCAACCAATTTCACTTGATGAATGTCAATGATTTGAACCTCAACCCGATAAGTGCCGTTGTCGAGAGCCATTATCACTTCATCGGTGTCGGGCGCAGACTCTTGATGGATTGCGCAGATGAGAGTCAAGTCGTTATCATCGTCGGCAACGGTCTGTTTCCACAATTGACCTCCGCTTGACGAAGTTATTTGCCAATAGCCATTTTGTGAAACGCCATCGCCAGCATCGCCGCTATCAAGCGACCATGCAGTGTTGTTCATCCCAACGGGAGAAGCAGGGTCTTGACCGTTAAGCCGTGCAGTCCAAAAGTCTGTTTGTCGTGATACTGTCATATTAACCACCTCTTGCGGCCATAACCCCTCGGCCTTTTACCTTAGACGAAAGTTTAGATTTGGTCGGGACTTCTGCAAATCCTCCTTCGCGAGCCATTTGCTTAATCATAATTGGTGCAATTTCCTCAAATTGTTTCTTTGACATTTGCTCAACAGTCCCGATGTAGTCAAATGTGCGATAAAACCCCGGATGAGAACCACGCATTCGCATCCAAAAAGAAACGCCGCCCGGTTGCCCCGTAGCCGCATAAAAGCCTGTGCTTGAACGAACAGTTGAGGGAAGGTTGCCGTATTTAAACGGGTCAATACCCTTTGCTACAATGTGCGCAAGACGACCGCCTCTCTGACCAAGAACACCCACACTTGCTTCGTTAAGACTGTTTCCGGTGTGAACCGTATAGTGCTTGCTACGAACACGCTCATTTTTCAATGCGTCTGCAACCTTAACATGAATGTTTTTGGATTGTTTAAAATTTCTTGTGGGGGCATAAAGTGTTGTTTGTGGGACTTTTACGCCAGCAAGATTTCTCGCCATCATTTTTAGTCTTGATTTAGCCGCTTCCACTTGCTCGTCAATAACCTGTTTCATCAAACCGTCAAGACGCTTTCCACCTTCCCGACCAAGAAAGGCTAATGCACGACGCAGACCCGAATCATCGGTTGTCATTTTAAACTCAACCGTCGAACCTCGTCGTGTGTGGGTTTGCATTTTCAGACATCTCCCATGTGCGCAAGACGCATAAGGGCATTCATTCCACGCTTGCGCAGTGCTTGCCCACGAAGTCCACCATCGGCGTTTGTTTGCATTGTGCCTTCGTCCTCAAGGTATGAAGCAGTCGCAAGGTCTGCGCAGATTTCACGCACAACATGAGCGTATTGTCCTTCTTGGACTTTGCTA